CACCATGTAAAAAAACCAACTTTGAAAAAGAGACCACCTTCTGATAATAAGTTAACTACAAGAGTTAATGTAAAACGGAAGTCTAATTCAAAGCCGGCCAAGGCCGAGGGCGCTGCACCGTCAGCTCCTATAAAAACTAAACCGGTAGTCGTCACGAAGAAGAAGAGGGCCGCCGACCCTTCTTCTAAGGTCGCAAATTCAAAATTGAAAGTAAGAGAGAAACCTTCGAAAAAATCTAAATCAGTCAGCAAGGACGTAAAGAGTCTGGTGAACAAGAAAATCAAACCGTTTCCGGAGATTTTCCCATGGTTCCCAGTTGTTTTCTTGACTAGTTTAGATCTCGAACATTCAGATCTCGAAGATGAGATAATTACTGAAAAGGAGAGCGTTGGTCGACCTCAATTTTACTATTCAGAATTTGAACCCTGGGATTATGTCGAGAAGGGTCCAGTACGAGCATCTGCGAAGATTAGATTTTCTGAAAATCCTCATCCAGTGCATGCTGCCCTTGATCAAAGACATTTATGGAGATATCGAGCAAAACAAGTACCTGTTTGTTTAAAGAAAATGTTTTGCAACCAATTCGATTATGGGCTCGGAGATCAAATGCAACAAAAATACCATGAGTATTTTGACTTACCTAAGTTTGATATGGTCGGGTATATTGAAGAAACTGTTCCCTACGATCCACTGGAATATCTAACGGATCCAAAGACGTATATACCAGTGCCAAAGAAGATTATTGAGACCAAACCTCTTCAATATGCTGATCCCGATTTCGATGAAAAGATCGTAGATGAGCAGGAACCTTTAGCTCTCTCGTTCCTGCGACTCAATTACACGGCCCATAACAACTTACCCACTGAAAAGCATACACCTAGTCACTACTGTCAGAAGTATGCGAGTTATCGTTTTGAAAATATTTGGAACCGTATGGAAAACACACCAAAATCAAGTGTTCATTATTGGCTTTCTTGTCGTTTTCATAAACATATGTTGAACCATATATGTAGAATCAATAACACGTGGGGTGGATACACATCACTTTGGAGATCACCTTTCTTTATCTTGTTGTTAGCTGTTTTTTCGTTTGTAACATTGCATGGAATTGGTGTTTTGATAGGTCATTTTGTTAGTGTTGAACCCTATCATATTTTGTCCCAACCTAAAACAAGTGTATCCGCGATTCATCCTATCATTTATACTGATGTAGTTCGTATAAACCCGTGGTATTTTATAATCTTAGCGTTGAAAATACTTTATCATGTAATTGTTGGATTGTATCACTCTTTATTGTTGTACATTTTTTGGTTGTTGTACAAAATGTTGACTATCCATCGTATTTATTGGTATGTATTGGAACCAACTAGAGTAATAAAATCGAACGTGGACAATAGGACTGAAGGAAGTAGAATTGGTAATCCAGTGACGACCGTGATCAAGCGTATTCGTTACCATGTAATTAATTATGGAATGACTATTCCTGAGAATGTCATCAGTAATAATCCAGCATGTTTCCGTGAGCATGAAAATTTGACCTTTGAAGGACCAGTTGTATGGAGCTTTATTGAAAAAATCGTAATGCAAGGGAAAGCTGATCATGAATATGACCTATATGCGCTTTACAACTCTGATTATTCGATGAATTTGACGAATGAAGAGAAGATCCGATACCGTAGCGATACTGTGTTGGCAGCTTTTATTTATTTGAATAAGGAGAATGAGAAGAGAAGATTTGTTAACGAAGTATCCGACTTAGTGCGTCTGTGGACTAGTATTCGTGACGAGAGAAGTATCAGGAAGAGAAAGAGGTATCTTAGACCTTTTGTACATCATCGCGGTTTGAAGATGTTTTCGCATTTTGTGTTAGCGTCATCGACCCTTTTGTTATTGGCGATGATCCTGGTAGTTGCGTTCAAAGATATTTTTGTCACTACCCGATATTTCTCTCATCTCAAATCTGGAGTTTACCCGCGTGAAAAGGTATTAGGCCCACAAAAGGTTGGAGCCATGGCTGTTGAACTATACAACGTCGAAGGCAAAGATCGATTTAGCGTGGGACTAGTCCCTTACATGCCTCATGTTGTGCCTCCAAAGTACAACACGACCTACCAATCAAACATGATTGAGGGTGCAAAAGGAAGGATATTTATTGATAATAATACGCGCAATAGGAGAATCCCAGATCCGATTAAACGTGTAATTGAGATGCAGCAATTGAAATTATGTGAAAAAATACAGAGGAAAGCGGACGAATTAGGTGTGAAGATGTATGATCATATTTCATATGAAAGTACATTGGAATGGATCCAAACCCGCCCTTACCCAGCAGCAAGGAAAGAACAATTGAAACGTTGTGCCGAAAGGAACCGTTTTATATTGGACGATCTGAACTTTTGGACAGTGAGGAGACACAAGGAGTTTGGTATCACCGCTTTCATCAAGGATGAGTTTTATGCTGAAGAAACGTTCCCAAGATTGATAAATGCGAGAGATGATCTAGGCAAATTGATATATGGACAAATGTTTGATTATCTGAACAACACCCTGTTTGAGTTGCCATTTTCCGTGAAGCACAGGCAGAATATCGAACGTCCAGCCATCATTGAGAAAAGATTATGTCACAATGGTTATCGTTATTTCGTTACTGATCATAGTAAATTTGAATGTAGTGCAACATTTGATAATATGACTATTTTCGAGATGCCGATTTATAAACGTTTCATTAATTCTAAGTATCATGATTTCTTATTTGGACTTACAGGCCTAGACCGCCGACATTTACATTTCATAAGGTCGCATTTGGGTGTCCGTCTCATTACCCCAACTGTAAGAATGTCTGGCGAAATGAACACAAGCCTTGGAAATACCTTATTGAATTACTTGAGTATAAAAACCTGGGCGGCTTGTATGGGATTGAAAATTAAAGTATTTGTTGAAGGGGATGATGCTTTGATAGCTGTAAAAGACTTCCACGGAACCCCTCAAGATATCCAGCGATTCTTTATGGACAACTTCGCAATGGCTTTGAAAATTGAAGAACATGAACGACCAGGGACGGCTGGTTATTGCAGCATGTATTGGACGACTGATTTGGTACCAACTGTCGATTTTAAGGAAACATTCATCAAAATGTGGTGGGGTAACCCTAAAGTTGAATTGAAGCAAAATCAATTGTTCGCCGCGAAAGTGTTAAGTTATACAATAGATAACCCAGGTGATCCAGTATTGCGTCAACTCTTGAAGAATGTGATCAATGAAAATAAGATTATTGAATTGATTATTGACGACTGTAACACGTACCAATATCAAAGTTGGGCTCGTTATGGTTCGATAGAGCACTACAATACTTATTTCAAAGTGAACATAGACATGAGTTTCTGGATCGATTATTTCAACACTCATCCTACAAATAATGAAACATATTATTTACGTGGATATTCGGCTAAAGATGTGGATTATTTCATTGATTTAGCAGCAAGACATGAATATGATAAGTTGATTTATTTGTTACACGCACATGATAAAAACTATGCACATTACGTAGAATTATTTGAACTTGAAACTTCAACTAGTACTCGTATGCGCAAAGTTCCGGTGCGTCCACAAACCCTAATTCGCTATTAATTTCAATTGCATTGTTTTGTTAATTTACATATAAATTAACACAACTGGGGCAGCAGACTCGGCGGAGATCCAGGAGCGTGGCGACTCCTCCCCTAGCGAGCAAATGGCCCTGCGAAGGGCCTCAATAAGGAACATGCCTAGAAAAGTTATTAATGGCGTAGTTTCCGTGAAAAACAGACCACAAAAACAAAAACGACGGCAACGTAAACAAAGACGCCGAGGGCGTAAGAAAAAGCAGAAACAGTTAGTCAACCCCGATGACTTATTTGCCGACCCACTTGTGGGGAGATCTCGGGTTCCCGCTGCTTATTCTTATCGAACACGTTCCGGCGCGCGCACACGATCAGCTAGAAACAATACAAGCTTGACCATCTCTGGATACGACCTCGTCTACCGCCTCACCGGTGATGAGCAGCTGATTGATGGAGCGTTCGTGGCTATCCCCGCCAATCCGGCCTATTGGACGGGTACTAGAATAGGTCAAGTCGCAACGGCTTACTCCCAATACCGACCTCTCTATTTACGTTTCGATTATTTCCCAGCTGTTGGGACCGGAACGAACGGCGTTATTACGTCTGGGACCTTTTGGAACCAGGGGGTGGAAGAACGATCACTAACACAGGCTTTAGTCACCAGCAATGGTGGTGTTAGTCACCCTGCCTACGTGCGTCAACGTACTAATGTCCGGTTGAAATCAAATCTAGAGCAAAATCTCTTTGAGATGGACGGTAGATTAAACTCAGATACCAATCCATTTATATTTTTGGCCACGACCACAGGTGTAAATGGTATTGTGCCTGGTTATTATATGGCCCACTACACATACGAGTTGAAGAATCCAATAGGAGACGGCAATGAGTATGATGTGAAGGTCACTACGGCAGGCGAATTGACCGTAGATGACATTTGGGAGAATACAAGTGCTGTAGTGATGAGCGATACCAACGTCGGCATGGGGCCCGGTACTGTACTGGCTATTGAGCTGATAACGACGATCAGTGTAAAGATGATCCAGTTCTTCTTGAAAGGTAGCCAGGCTGGTGTATTAGCAGACACCGTCATCAAGATCTTCCGCAATCGTAACCGTATTCGTACGAGAGAGGAGAACTCACCTTCTTCTTTTGAGCACCAATATTGTACGATGATCGAGATGTTATATGGACCTGACAATAATAAGAACTATTATATTATCCCTCCTCAAGGTGATGATACAGTAGAACCTATTAACGTTAGTTCATGGCAATTCAGTACCATGCGTGGGCTCGATCCAAACGTCGCAAGAGCAGGATTTCTCTTTAAGGTGACTGGAATACCTGACGGAGATTTAAGTCTTGATCTTTATTGGGGCGATGTTACAAAGGAAATGGTAGCTCAGGATTCACAGTGGTTTTTCTTGCATACCAACGGTTGGTCACCAATCGATGGTACGAAAATTATCGTAGATTCGATTCATGCGCTTGGAGCTGGTCCAAATGCCACCCAGGTGCAACCAGGTATCAGATTGCATTTAAAGCAATTAGGTCCTGATAATCAGAATGCCACAGCTTCTGACATCTATGATGATTTTGATCCAAACACCACACTTGTACACCTTGCTCATTACCCTGCATGGTTATGGGCACCTTTGACACAAGAACCGACAGTGCAAAGGGCAATTGGCCGCGGTCCTGTCACAGGCCGTGTTCGACGATTGCGGGTTAACAGACCGTTGCGTTATCCAAAAATCCCTCAAGCCACAATGATTGCTAATAAGTTGGCGGCTTTGAGGATCGAACCCACTAATGCAGTAGTGGAAGAGATCGAACCAGAGCGATCTAGTGAGGAATCAGTCGATGAAAACGAACTGATTGAACGTGAGATTGTGGTTCCGCGACCTGCAAACAATGGGAGAGGCAACTCGAATTTACCATTGAAGAGCAGAGTCTCATCTAGGAATTAATCCTTATTGATGGGTGGAAGGGAGGGAGCCTCCGCAGGTGAACGGGTGTCTCGTGGAGTGCGTTATCAATCACTGGTGTCGTGCTGACAGGACTGCTGTCAAGGTGAAAACATCGATAACAGGACGGTGTCTCGGTACTACATACTGAGTTCAAAACCCTGGCATAAAGAAACTTGCCTTGGGGTAGACCTGTAGGGCAGGCCCGCTGAGTGCAAACCTCGATAGGGTGTGGGGGGCTATGTCTGGGATTAGGGCGCAAACCCTTTTGGCTACGTAAATGGGTTGAAGAAACCCTATGCGGTGTGTCGACACATTTGTAGGTTTTCTAGTGGCTTTCCTATTAAAATCAATGTCCCTAGACAAAAATACTGTCCTATTGTAAACAATTGCATTCGTGGATCCATCAACGCATCACAATCTTAGGTGTTCTAGCCGGTGCGAAGATGTAAAAACTCTCGACGCTGTGCTGCAATCGTCAAACGAAGGCAGTACCCCCTTGGCGAACGGCCCTTATGGGTAATGTTAGGGGATCCTAAGACCTGCACAGGAGTGGAGAGTAAGACGAACACGCGTGGCCATGCCTCAGGGCTAAACACGAC